TGGTGGCAATAGATCCTAACTTCTTTGAAGATTAATGGAGGTAATTATGATGGCCAAGCCAAAGATGGAAACGATAAACGATCAAAAACGAGAGGAACGTGTAGCTGGATTTATAGAAGGATTATGGGGCGTCAGATGTCATAAGCTGCCAGTCTCTTACGGACTGGACTATTGGTGTGAAAGCAAGGGCAGTTCTTTTTGGATGGAAGTAAAGTGCAGAAGTTTTGGTATAGATAAATACGAAACACTTTTGCTGAGTGCATCCAAATTAAGAATGGGAGCTGCTTTATCTTTAGCAACAAACAGACCATTCGTTCTGGTGTTTGCAATGACTGATAGTGTGTACTCACATACTTGGGATAAAAACAAAGTATATGACGTAAGATTCGGTACAGTTGCCGAACCGCAACTGCCAGAAGATTCAGAACCATACATACATTTTAGTAAGAACGAGCTTACGTGTTTATCGGATAGTGCTTTAGGATTTGATAGAGACGAGTTAGGACTAACCTAACAGTTCTGCTATTTCCTGATCTCTAGGATTAGGTAGAAGAGTTGGTCCCCTACGCGCGACTCTTGCAGTTGGTACGCTTTGCACTTCAGGTAAGTCCAAAGATACTTGGGAGGGTCTAGCCATAGTTTGACTGCCACCTGTCAACGGCGCTCTTGGATCAATACCATCTGTTTCTAAAAATCTTTCGCCTTCTTCTACTCCTTCTATAACTTCCCTGATACCAAGTTGTGACGCGCCTACTTTTGCAGCTGGAAACGCTACACCGTAATAGTCAAGTAAACTAGGTATTTGTCTTGCAAATTCTTTATTAGACACATCCCCAGCAAGCCATTTAACTACTCGTGGGTTTCCTAAAAGGGAGGCCATAATTTTTATAGGGGTAAAAACTTTAGTTGCTTGTATTGGCTCGAAGATGTACTTAAATAAGAAACCTTGTGTAAATAATGATCCACCGCCAGCAGCTCTTTCGCCTTCTATTGCAAATTTCACTACATCTTTCGCTTTGATTAAGGCTTTCGCTTGTTCTTTCCCAAATGTTTGTTCTAATACCTCTGTTCCGTATCCGTCGATAGCTTTTACAAATGCACCATCGTTAAAAAGTTTTGTTATTACATCCTCTCCTGGGTTTACAACATCTTGCAATATTTTACGCATCGCCGTTTCTTGAAACTGTTTGAAAGCCTCAGATTCAGGTCCACCTAACAATTCTTTAACTTTTACAATTTCCTCAGAACTTGCTGGTTTAAATATTTTTGCAACTATCTCTTCGGAATCTATTGTTCCTCTTTGGATTCTTCTAAACACATCTAATTTTTGTATGTCTTGCAAATCGGCTTGAGCTATAATTCTTTCTTTCAAAGCATCTTGTATACCTTGAGCTGAACTTTTACTGGTTATTAGATTGTTAAATTCATCTAGCGATCCTACGTTTACGAGTTCTTCTGTATCTCTTAATGTTTTCAAAAACTCATTTTTAGCAGCCGAACCACCAAACAATTCATCAGCAGTTGTACCATACCCATCTATGGCGTTAGCCAATTTGTTGTAGTTCATGTTGCCTGTACGATTTATATTCTTGACTAGGTTTCTAATAAACTCTCTTTGCAACATGTTTCTAACTTGTTCTTTATTTTCAAAAACAGTTTGGTTCAGTTTTATATCTGCTTTAGCAAGTATGTCTTCACCACCCTCTTTTAAGAAAGGTACTCTGCTTGGTTCTCCTGAACGAGATACTCTACCAACTTCGTCATATTGTTTTCTAATACCAGCCGTTTTGAAATCTAAAGTGTCTAAAAATCTTTTCAGATCTTGACCGTTATTTTTTTTCAGAACTTTAGTTAATATTTGGTCGGTAGAAAAGCCACCCGCTTGCGCGTCATTTAAAATACTTTTGAAAGTAGGTTTATCAAAAGCTTGTAAGCCTCTTGCAAAATAGGAGTTTGCAATCTTCAAGGCATCCATGTGTGATTTAACCTCTTCAGCTAATTTTTTCGAAACTCTTTCTCTACCTACCGCATTTGCATATAGTTTGACTGCGTAATCATCGCCATTAGCAAGATTGTTTATAATACGATCTATTGAGTCTAAGAAATTTGTCCTTTCTAAGTCGGAGAACTTTGCAAAGTCTACTCCCTCTGCTGTAGCCCTAGCTTTAGTAGCTAAATCAGACCTTATTCTTAATAAATTTTCTAATGAAATAGTGCTATCGTTACCTCCTAAATCTTTTAGAAACTGTAAACTTTTTCTAATTTCATCTTCTTCAGATACGCCTTTACCTATTAATTTTGAGTCAAGTAATTCTGCGTATGTTCGTATTGGTGTGGCATCTATCCATTCTAGTTGTTCGGTTATCTTGCCTCCTCTTGGCAATAAAGCCGAAAATTCTTCTAAAGTTTTTTCAGATTTAGCCGCTTGTCTAGCAAAGTCCTCTGGTAACTTTTCTTTTTCAAAAAATTTATTTACTTGAGCGTATAAATCATCCGAAGTATCTTTCCAGCTTTTGTAAGCTTGTTCTGTAAACTCTCTTATTGCGAAGCCAGTTTCTGTAGTGGCTGGTTCTGCAAAAGCATCCATATTTCTCAATATATTATTTACAGACTCATCTAGTTTAGATTCAGCCACGTCTAGTGCTTTACGTGCAGCAATCTCTTGTTTCTCTAAAACATCTCGTATTGCTCTGCCTGCAACTACATCAGATGTTGCGTCTGAAAAACCAGTTGCTTTTATATCTTCTACAGATTTACTAAACTGCTCTGTCAAATCATTTGTGGCTCTATAATTATTTTTTAAAGTAGCTATTAAAGTGTCTTCTAGACCTTTTACTCTTGATTTTGAACCGCCTATAGTTTCTAAAATTGGTTGTAATCTACCTATCAGTGGACTCTCTAGTGCTGCTAATGCGACGGCACCTTTGTAAACATTATCACCATCTCTCACTCCTGGCCCTGCTAAAGCCGAAGCTTTGAGCAGTTTATCTTTACCTATTTGAGTACCTTGTACTTTTATAGCATTTTGTCCAAATGTTGATTTGAGTAATTTACCGCCTACTCCAAAAACAAATTCTCCACCAGCACCTATTGCAAATTCTTGAGCAGCTAATTCAGCCAACTCTCCTGGGCTTTGATCTTGTAATCCGCTGACATACTCTAAGGCCTCTTCACCAGATTTTCCTACTACCGCACCTGTTCCTGTACCTACAGATATTTTACCTATATCCATAAGTGTTTTAGTTTTTATACCAGGTACTTTTGGTTTTATTTTACCTCTGGTTATTATTGACCCTGCTATAGATCCTACTATCGGTCCTACCACGCCAGAAAAATCAGCAAGATCACCAAACCCAAACCCGCTTTCATCTATTACTACGTTTTGATTAGTGGAGGTAGGTATACCCATTCTTTCCAAGCCTAACGGTGTCAAAGCAAGCTTACCTGAACTGTCTATTGTATATCCGTTCGTCCCTACAGCCTCTTCTAAAACTTTTTCTTTACCAAGTAAAGTTTCTTGCGCTCCTAGTTTGGCTCTAAGCCAAGGAGCATCTACACCTGTATCGTAGTCGAAATTAGTGTCGTATGCTTCTGCTAATTCTTGTGTACGAGCATCGACAAAGCCTTCTCCTCCCTGTTGATAATATTCTATCCCTCGTTGTTTTGCATAATTTGGGTCATCTGTATCTACTTTTATGTATCTACCGTTCGGTAGCCTCACTCTAATAGTCATTATGATATTACGTCTTCCTGAGTTACAGAAACCTCACTTTCTTGAGGCGGTGTATATTTTTCTGTCTGATCAAAAATCGAAAGATTTCCTAGCTGATCTCCATATTCAGCTTTGAAAAAATCTACAGTGTTTTTTGATTTCCCAACCGATGATCCAATTCTTTGTCTTATTCTTTTTAATGTTTCTAGTATAGCACCCCTACCTTTTGTAAAATCTGTAACATCTCCAACTATATCTTCTATCAACTGTCTATCTAAGTTTGATATAGTTCTTCCTGACTCATTTAATAATTCTTTTATTAATTGTGCTTGTATAAATTGTCCTATTTGTTTTGCTTGCTCTGCGGTTTGTATTTGCTCATCTCCAAAACCTGTAAAACCTTCTATGCCGCCAATGAGTCTGCCCAAAAGCCCTCTACCACCAGTTACTGATCCAGACTCTACCAAACTTACTAATTTATCTAATTCTTTGCTTATGAAATCCATGTTAGTCAGGTGAAGTTGTGCGTCTGCATACTTTTCAACAATTTTGTTTTTTTCAGTGGCTGATAACTTATCTTCTTCAGCCATTTTCCTTTTTAGCTCGTCCTCTGCTAACTTTTCAGCCAATTGTTCTTCACTTATTCTTTTTGATGCTCTAGTTGCTCCTAATGCCAAACCTCTGTCAATTTGACCTGTCTCAACCATCGCTGATCCAATCTCTTGCATCAAAGTAAATGCGTTGTCTCTTCTTTCCTGAGAAATTCTTTCTTTTTCAGCTTCGTCAAACTCTCCTGCTCTTGTTTGTAAAATACGTAGAGTTTCGTTTATTTTATCTTTTTCATCTTTGGCAGCTTTTGCGGCAGCTTCTTCGCGCTTCTTTTTATTTTGAGTTGCTGTTTGCTTTCTTTCCTCTTCAGATAATTTGGTTAGTTCTTCTGTAATCAAATCAGGTGCTTGTAAAGTTTCTTGAACATCAGTATCTATAAATAAATCTGCCCCCCCAACAACAGCTGAAGCGCCTGCACCAGTTTTTATTGGGTTTTGCTTTACAAACTGTGTGGTTGCATCTTTAGCTTTTTTGGCTTTTTTTGCAATGTTAGCTGCTCTAAGTGCAGCACCCGCTCCAGCACCTATACCCGTAGCTAATAGTCCTGTTGATAAATAGTCTATAGGGTCTTTATAATCAAAAATGTAGCTTCTGAAAAAACCAGGTTGTTCTTCTTGAGTTTGTTGTTGTAATTTTAAATTTATTTCATTTTTAAGCTCTTCAGAAGTTTTACCTATAGGATCAATATCTAAAGATTCTGCGTAGTCTATTAATTCTGAAGACAAACTTATAGCAGACCCACCATTTGCAAACATACTTCTTTTAAGAACTGTCATTTTAACTGGCTCCTGCTCCTTGAGTATATGCATTATAAGCTTGAGAATATGGGTTAGCCGCTGGTTGTCCCGTATTGTTCATAGCTCCATACGTTCCTAAGAATGTTCCTATACCAGCTGCTAAAGGATCTTGCGGCATACCGTAAGTGGTTCTAACGTCTGAGAATCCAGGTTGGTATGTTGGTAAGAAACTACGTACATATTGAGCTGCCTGAGTCGGAGCCATTCTTGTTTGTACGGCTTGATCGTATTCTCTGCCAAGAGCTGTTTCTGTAACGCCTCTTGCAGTAGCACCTAGATCAGCCAGTTCTCTTCGTTGCGCTGAACCTAGACCGTAGGCTGTACCTCCAAGATTACCTATTTGTCCGCCATATCCAGCTACATCTGCTCCTATAGTTCTAGCTAATCCAGCACGTCTGCCTCCTATACCGCCGAGTTGCGAACCAAATCCAGCTAAGTTACCAGCCAATCGTTCTCTGGCTCCAGCTTGTCTACCAAACTCTCCTAAGGCAGCCTGTTGCGCTTGTCCGAATCCTTGACTCCTTATACCCGCTAAAGCTTCGCCAAGACCTCTACCTAACGCCGCTCGTCTTTCATCAGCACTTAGTCTAGCTCTTGAACCAAAAGCAGACTCGCCTCCTTGCGAAATATCTCTTGTTCTTGCATCTATATCTTGTAGCTCTCCACGTTTGAATACGTCATCTATAGTTTGTTGTACGACTCTATCTTCAAACGGATCAAAAAACTGTCTAGTTAAATTAGGATCAAATTGCATACCAGCAGCACGTCTAGCTGTATCGGTTGCTGCTCCTAAATAAGCCTGTTCGCCAGCAAAGTAAGGTTGCGCCAACTGTCCTGCCCTACGAGACATACCAATACCTTCTTGTAAGCCAGCTAAGTTAGCATCTAAATATGGTTGGTAAGACCCAATACCACCGTAGGCTCCTTGCATCGCAGCAAGTTCTAAAGGTGACAGCCCTGCGGTTTGCCTCATTATTGCGGGTTGTCCAAACGACCTGTTAGCCGCTGAAATGGCTTGAGATATTATTCCTGGAGTATCTGGTGAACCAAAGTAAGCCTCCCTAACAAAAGGGTCAGACATTCTTTCGTCGCGTGTAAATGAAGTTGCGACTGGATTGATGGTAGCTGGGTTAGTAGATTCTGCCATTACATGCTCTCAAAAATATTCATTAACTCGCGCATATTATCTACGCCTTTTTCTCTTGATGGGTTGCCACCTTGTATCAACTCGATACCTGACTTACCTTTCTTTAGATCGTAAGCACCAGCTCCTCTAGTGGCTTTAGCAGTCATTACAAACTCGCCATCGCTCAACATTGCTGGTATATCATCCGAAGTGCCTGTACCAGGTCCTTCAGATTCACCTCCGTCTCTTAAATCCAATTCAGCTACGCCGCCTACTGCAAAAGGCTGTCTACCCATACCAGCTACGTCTAGTACAGCTGGTTTTGGACCAAGCCCAAATTGCCCCCTAGTTCCACCAGTCCCTAAATCCGAGGCTAGTTGATATCTGCCTAACGCATCCATACTGACTTGAGGTGTAACAGCAAGACCGCCCGCTCTATCTTTGGCTGCGTCGTAGGCCAGTTTGCCTAAGAACCCACCAAGACCAGCAGCGCCTAGACCGCCTCCAAGACCTCCAAGACCTCCGAAAAGATTTGAACTTGATTTTTTGCCGTCACTTGATACACCGTAAAAGTCTTCCAATCCACTTCCGCCGCCAAAACCGAAAGCATCTCCTAAAGTTTTGATGCCTTCTGGAGTTTGAAAGGTCATTTCTTTGATTTGTTGGTTTCTTTCGTCAACTACTTGCTGCACTACGGAAGGATCCATAGTCTCTAACATTTCATCTATTTCTGCATCTGTATAAGGTTGTATTCCACCTCCAAAAATACCTGCAATACTTCTTCTTATTTTGGGTCCTATTGACCCTCCAAAAATACCTGTAGCTCCTTTTATTGGATTGAAAAATTTTCCTATTTTTGCTGCGCCAGGTATGCTGCTGACTAAACTTCCCAAACCGCCGCCTATACCACCTAAAACGCCACTTAAAGCAGTCCCCACTCCAGGTACAAAAGCAGCTATTGGCGCTACCTTCTTAGCCACCTTCTTAATTGACTTGAAAGCTTTCTTGAAAAAACCGAACTCAGGTAGTCCTGTTATTGGGTTGATGGACATACCAGATCCAACAGCATATTCGTTTGGATCAAGGCCAGCAGCCCTCATCTCTTGGTTAATACGTGCTTGAGTTGCGGCTGATATAACAGGCGGTACGACACGCTCGCCCAAAGCTACGTGAGCTAGAAACTGATCTTCGTCTCTGCCCAAACTTGCTATTCCTGTCCCAGTTCTGTTTATTCTATCCATTTTCTTTCAATTCTACTGTTTTTAGTCCTATTGTTAAATAAAATTCATTTCTAAATAGTTTTTTTTATCTTCCCAGCAAGGACGCGATATAAGCCAGAAAACCAATAAATAACGATCTCCTGACTGTACTGGCAGTCCTCGGTGCATGTGAGTAAAGCTAGGAAACATCAAAGCGCTACCTGTCGGAAGCGGTTCAACGACGCCCCTACCTTGAAATTCTGTACCGCCACCCTCGTATTCGCCTGTATTTAAAGGTACAACCACGCTTATATCTGCGCTGGCATCGTGGTGCCAAGCCCCTTGTTGTTTGTCTCTTATATTGTAATTGGCAATTTGTATGCCTCCATCTGTTACGACTCTGCCCCAAAGACCCATGAATATTGGATTGAGTATGGTGCTGACCACGTTCATCAAAGACAAATAAAGTTCTGGTATGTGATCTTGTAAGACTATCTCTGGTATCTGTCTGAGTGTGTCTTCCTCTTGATTAGGCTCAAAATGAAAGTGTTCTCTGATATTTTTAAGCTCGTCTTTAAATATATCGCAAAATGTTTCTGAAAATATAGGTGCGGTATATACATCTTTTATTGGCTCATCAATAATTGAATGTAATGGTAAGTTTTCTAAGTTTTCTTGGCCTTTTGATTTGAGAAAACGAACGATATCTAGTTGGGAGTCTTTTATTGCTTGAAAAGTTTTATCTTGTATAAACCAGTCAGAAGGTCGGCTTAGAAGTAAATTTTTTACCTCATACGCTGAATTTGTACGTTCTACAGCCTGCATATCAAATCTCTATACTTGTCGCTCCGTTGTTTCTGACAGTTACAGAACCCAGTTCTGATTGCAGTTCAAACCCCTTTGGATCTCTAGGCGTATGAAGCTGTACCCATTTGTTTCCAGTATAAACCTGTAAAACCCCAATAGATGTATTCCATACTACATCACCTTGATTGAATTTTAAAGAACCAAGCTCTGTATCGTTGAATTGTGGAGTTGAATCAGGGTCGAATGTTCCTAAGTTTAACTCTAAGATACGAACAAGTCTGTTGAAGTTTTCTCTACTAGCAGATGGTTGTAACTCTGTTGGCAGTCTGGTTTCTAATAATTTGCTCATCTTCTACCATCTGTTTTTACATCCATTCTTGTTTCACCCAATCGCCAACCTATAGATAGATTGCCGTTGTCAGTTGCGTCATCGTTAGATTCAAATCGCACTACCGCTTGTCTGCCTCTGGCTCTTAGGTTTATTTTTTGCGTTGAAGACGATACTGCGGAAGTTGATTCGGTTGTAAGCGAATCACCTGGATAGTTTCTTACCTTCGTCACTACATTTACTGATCCAGAATTGGCATCTTCAATAAATTTTATATCAGGTATTATAGAAGAGATTTGAGTAAACCTATCGCCGTCACCAATATCAAAGTCACCAGACTCTACAAATACATTAGTCATAGCACTTCCGTCGTCATCAAAACCTATTTCATGTTGATATAAAACGCCTCCATCAGTCGCTTGCGGAAAAGATTCAACACCAGAATCTAACCAAACTGTTCTAACCAATTGTCCGTAATACCATACTCCTTGCTGCGTGTTATAGATTACGTATCTATCTATTTCTTCACTTGACGAAGACGGATAAAACCATCCCACTTCATTATGTTCTTTATTTGTAAATGCTTGGATTTTGTAAGCTTGACCTGTATTAATATCTCCAAAAACGTAATTATGCACGCTACAAGGGAGTTCTTGAACTGTACCGTTATATAGATAGAAATTACCATATCCCATAAAGAACACGCCACCTGAAGAAGTCACAGCTGCTTTTGGCCCAATCAATCCTGATGCTTCATTAATAAGGTTCAAAGAGAAAGTCAAAGGTGCGCCTACAAATTGCATAGAATATACAGAGGTATCTGTAAATATTACAACCTCTTGTCTTGCTTTTACTGCGCCCACTATACTTGAGCCAGAAGACAACCTTACGGATCCAGCGGTATTAGTTATAACAGGTTCAAAATCCAATTCGTTTTCTTGATCAGAAAAAGCAACCAACATCGGATCCAATACTCCAGACCTAGCGCTTCCCTCTATAGGATCTGCTCCTAAAACAATAAGATGTCTATCAACCTCTGAAGTTATAACTTGTAATCCTACCGTTGGAACAAGGTTAGCTCCTGTAATATCGGACAATTGAACTGCTCTCGTACCTGTTCCGTTGTTTTCTAACCATCGATAAAGTCCACCGCCTCTAGGATTTATAATTAAGTTTTCACCAAAATTATCATGCGTCCAGAGTCTTAATTGATTGTTTCCACCTAAAGAAGTTGCAGAACCCCATCCGCTTGCGCCCCAAGTACCCACACCAAATCCTGTTGATTGAACATATACATCTAAGCCTGTATTTATTTGATAGACTGCGTCAGTTGAAGAACCACCGTTTCCTGAATCACTTGCATTAGCTGTAACTGTAGAACCTGATGTATCTTTAGCCGTTATAGTATAAGTGTTGCTTCCTGTAACTAGGTCTATTTGATATTCTTGATTCAATACAGTTGCTGTTACATTACCTCCTAAAGAGACGGCATCTGAAAATGTAACAAAATCACCGTTTACAGCGCCGTGACTCGCATCTGTAACCGTTACAGTTGATGATCCATTAGTAGCAGAAAATGTAGCTGCATTTGTAGTAGTTTTACGTATTGGGGTTACGTCAGCAAAAGCTGTCCCATCTTTTATGTAGTATTTTAAATGTGTTCCTATACCAAGATATTTATTACCACCCAAAGATATCCAATTATGTAAAGCTCTAGCAGTTCCTTGATATGTTTCTGTTGTAAGTTTTTGCCAACCGCCAAACTTTTCTACTCGGCCTTCTCTAAATCTAATAAGATTACAATCAAACCAACCACCCTCGGCACTATATGCAGTACCCTCTCTGTAAATACCTGGTTTGAATTGTACTTTTGAATATGGCATTTAGATTCTCTCCCATTCTTTTCCTTTAAATAAATCAGCTTCGGCAGCACGTCTTTTGACCAATCCAGCCAAAACTTTACCGCCAGCTTTATTCCATCTTTTAATTTGTTCAGGCACACCGTCGTAATCGCCGTCATTTAGAATTCTTAATAAAGTAGAATCTTTCAAGTTATTGGGTCCTAAGTTATAGACCCAACAAACAAGGGCATCAAACTGACACTGTTCAAGAGGTACTTTAATCATATCGTTTATATAGCCTTCGTATTCTGGTAACTCCTCTTTCAGTAAATGATTTGCCTCTTCTTGATTTATTTGATCACCCTCTTTTACACCCTTAATTACGCCGTATCCAATTGTCCAAATACCTACGCTGTCTTGGTAAGCCTCTAGCCTACACCCTTCGTAGTTTTTTATTAAACTTATACCTTCTTCGGATATTTTCATTTAATCGTCCTTCGGTGTATTAGATGCGCCAAAGTAAAAAGATATAATAGCACTTGCTAGACCACCTAGGTATCCAAGAACCAAATTAATTAGAGCCTCTGAGTTCTGTTCGGGAGGCTGGATGGTGACTAAAAATATGTATCCCATAAATCCACCCACTACAAATATACCTATTATTCTAGCGGTCCAATCTTTAGAAAAATTTGATCTAGCGTTTTGAGTATCTTGTACTTCGAGTTTAAACACGTCTACTTCAAGCTCTTTCATTTTTATTTCAAACTCGGCCTCTGCTTTTTTAAGCTCAAGCATTTGTTCGGGTGTAGCATTATCTAAAGCTTTCTGTATTTCTTTAGGTTCATTCTTGCAACCTAATACATCTGCAATCATGTTTGCAGCCATACCTCCCATCGGTCCGCCAAGTGCTGTTCCTAGAGTTGGTGCTACTGATCCAACTAAGTTTTTAAGTAGTGCTTTCATATATCCTCCAAAGTAAATATTTTTAAAGGCTTACTAATACCTTTAACCTCTATTGGTTGTAACGATTTTAGCTCAAAACCACAATTTTTTGCAGTCTCCTCTGCGATAATTAAATCTACACCTACAGTTTTACAACTTGATTCGCACCTAGCGGCTATATTTACGGCAGATCC